ATTTTTCACACTTTTATAAACGAAGATTCAACAAGCCGGCTCTCGATATTAACGCCTAGATAAGCTCAGGCGGGCAGTTTTATATCATACTCCGGATAGGTAGTTTAACGTCATAACCAGACGGGCAGTTTAACGTCATAACCGGACGGGTTGTTAATTACTCAGGTTGAACTATACCACTCTGCTTGTACCAACGAGCAATAAGATCTTCCCAAGTAGGAAAAGTAGACTCTTGAATCCAAGTCTCCATACCAATGTTTTGAACTGTCTGGCGAAGCAGTTTTGACTTTGCTTCAAAGATCTCACGACCATACCAGAAATATTCACATACTGCAGCGCTAACTACAGCAATACATTGTTCTTGGGGACAAATAGTTCTAGAGGCTGTCCAAGTCATAAGAGATTTCTCTATAGACTCCTCCTCCAGAGGGCAGAAATAATTCTGTACCTCATCATTCCACACCCAGGTTCGCTTCAAAAAAGTGGCATCTTTCATATCAATAAAAGGAACACTCTCTGAAGTTTTGTCAGGCATGGTATACTCAATTCCTACTTTAGCTAACTGATCGGCTATGACAGTATGGTTAAACCAATCAATCTTGCGTGAAACATTCATTATATTGTCGTCACCATAAGTCATTAAGTGAACATAGACTTTAAATGTTTTTACTTCCTTAGCAGGATTAGAGAGCCGGAAACACATGCGCATATATAAGGAATTCACCAAACAGTTTATTTCAACTGTCAAGTTATTACCAGAAGGATTTGTCCCATGCAGCATGATAAGATCACCATTGAAATTCACGACAGGAAATGCTGTGTCTGTTGCAATTCCACGTAATACATCAAGATCTGTCTCCGTATAATTACCAGATCTCTCACAACACCAGATAACAATCTGAAATGCTAATAGAACTAGCAAGGAGGCCATTCCCTTATCAAAACCTTTAAAATCACCAGCAACTAATCTGTCTTCTCCAAATTCAGTGAGGTATTTGTACATATCTCCCCACTCACTAGATTGACAGGCTGTTCCTGGTGCTGCTTCAAATGCATATCGGTTATTATGCATGAGTCGAATAAAAGGTAGAGTGAATCTACGAACAACCAAAGAATGAGCCAGTGAGCTTCCAGTGAATACTCTTGTTTTACCAATTTTCTTCTTCTTGAATTTCACAGGCTCATCCTTCAAATGAGCAGTGTATAATGGGTAAACTCTTCTTCCTGCTGCGTACTCTGCTTCATAGTGCGCAACTAGATCCAACACCTCTTGTACAGGCATAACAGGATCAAGACATTCACCCCTAGCTGGAACTTTATAGAGCAGCTTCTCTTTTGTGCAATTCCATGGCGAACCAGCACTAGATTGTCTGTTGATTCCATCAACATATTTAACACCAGGGGCCCCATTGACAGTAGTAAACATATCATAAGGTTTCATCTCTTTAAAATGACTTTCTGGGACTTTAGCAACAATGTCATCAAAGAATGCTTTCGCACACTCCATAAGAATGTCATAATTGAGATTATTTGGTGTGTTTAGACTATCAAGTGCAGCTAAACGCCAAGGCTTCCAAGATTTTAACTCAGGATCAGTGAACTTTTTAGTGTATCCAGCTTTCTTCAATTCATGGAACATAGGTGTATCCCTCACCATAGATTTGGGATGACGTATTCCACACTGAAGTGATCCATAGACGTGTGCTTCACCATGGTCTATCCAGCGTAGGCAGGATTTATGGTGTAAGCTCCCTATTTCAACCTTGTGTTTACCAGAAGAAAATTTGGGTACGCCACTGTGTAGTGTCAACTTGGGCAATTTGCTGATGGCTCCTCTAAGCCAATCAACAGTAACAACTGTTGCTGAAACAGTTGTAGCAAGTCCTAGTGAATGAATTCCAGCAACTACAGTTCCTCCTGGTAGTTTAAATACTAGGGGAATACCACAGTCACCATTTTGAGTTGGATTCTCATTCATTACACCAGACCACAACTGGAGAGTGGTATTAAGTTTTGTTGAAAATTGTGAAGTTCTAGCAACACATTGTACTGGTCGCCAAGAAGTTTTACCACTCGAATCCTTATCTACATACACGGCATCAGATCGCACTTTGAGCTTCTCTTTAGCAAAAAGCTCCACGATATCTTTACGGGGAGGCATATTAGGGATTATCATCAGAGCGAGATCATTTTTAGGATCTCTATAAATCTGAGATTGAAAAACGGAAATTAATTTATTTTCACTCACACCTTCATTAGAATGTTGGGTAACTATCGTTGCTCTCAGCTCAGGGTTGTGGGGAAGGCAATGATTATTAAACAAATAGTGTTGAGCACCCACACATAGGGCTCTACAAAACATGGATTTTCCATCACCACTTTTAAAAGTGACATGAATTAAATTTTTCTCCAAAATACGCAATACACTGTTGTAATTTTTACCAGCACAACTCTTACTTCTCTCTGTCATATCAAAGCTAGAAAGAGGATAATTCTCTCTATACCAGACGTTCTCTGTCTCCTTTTCATGTGGAACAGGAGGTTCACCAACAGAAACTGATTGCAATGTAGCTGGGAGCTTTGTAAAGTAACTATAAGCTTTATAAGCAGCATACAAAGTTGCAGAACCTGCTAATAGGGTGATGAACATCTTAGGATAATTTGATCTTTGTTGTACTCTCTCTCCCAGATGCCGCCAAAACATAGATGTTGTAGCATCAAAGAGATAGTCATCAATCTTATCCCGTATTGATCGAACCTTTGTGTGGCATTTAGTGTATGTCCATTTACCTGCCTTATAGCAAGTACCAAGGATAACACCAGTTGCAGCAAGAGAACTCCATGTCCATGAAGAATCACCATCCTCAGATGAGGATTGTAATGAGGGACTAAGGAGGCCATACAGACACAGAGCAGTTTGAGCAAAAGCTCTATCTTCTTCAAATTCATTTCGCAACCATCTGAAGAGAACTGTACTTAACTCTACTGTTATATCTGGATTTTCACTGACGAAAATTCTTGCCTCCAAACGCGCCATATGCACTGAGATCTGACCTACCTCTTCATCACTAGGATAACTCCCCATATCAATCATGTAATTAACAATAAGCTGATGTCTGTGTTCAATATAGAAAGTAGAGGAAGGATAATCATCGTTCATTCCGCGGTCATAGGCATTATCTCTAACAAGCCAGAGGGGTTGCAATCTGCGCAGCACTGAAACTAGACTATCAGATCGCGACCACAAGCGCATGTCCCGATGTGGGCCGAAATCAGAGAGCGAGTGAGTTGGGGTGACAGGGGGTGTCACTTCTCCTAACTCTGGCATCTCAGGATCAGTCTCAATATCTGAATCAACATGGACTGGAGTCCTAATCTCTGAATCCATATACCAGGGGATTCCCATGGCATTGTACACATATTCTTCTAAATCATCATCAGATTCATCTGAACTACTGTATACAGGAACAAGATCATGACGGACTTCACCCACATCATCAACAGGGACACTTTGAGGATTTTGTCTGTTTAATGGAGGTCTCCTTCTCCAACGATTGTACCATCGTTCGAGTCGTTGAAGGTAGGGAAAGGCCACAGCCATATAAGCCCAACCAATAAGAATTCCAAAAACAAACTGAATAAGTATTGCTTCCCAATATGACATATATCGAGGGCGTGCCTCCCATTCAACTGGGAGACGAGCTCCCCATTCGGCAGGGAGATCGTAGTAATTCCAATCAGATGTTATATTGATACTAGATTGCGGTTCTGCATCTTTCAATGAAAAGCATTTGCAACCTGGCATTTGACAACATCCACAAGGGTTCTTAGCACAATCCTTAGATACACAAGACAAGCAAATTTTCTCCTTGACACTAGATGAATTAGATGTTGGAAGTTCAACAAATCTTTGAGGTCGTAGACTAATATTTGGAGTTTTTTCATCATCTTCACCATCTGAATCTGGTTTCATTTCCTTATATTCTTCAAAACCTGTATAATTAGTACTAAACAGGCTTGGCTTGGTAAATGGTGATTCAAGTGGCATAGGAGGAGCAGGTGGTACAATGGACTCCACAGGTGGGATGATACTGAGATCATCACGATTAAATTCAAAGATACTAGTATTTGGTACTTCAGCATTATCAAATAAAATCGCTTCCAGGCCCATATCCCAACCTATAGGTTTGTTCGAACAAGTTGGGTAACCACGAGCAATACATTGACATGTCGGTAGTTCGCAGATATGACATGGTTCAATGCTATCAATGCAAGCATTAGAATATTTCATTGTCTCGATTTTGTCCAAATGATCATCGATGGCTTGTTTGTACCATTCAATGAATTCTGGCATTCGGATGTCTTTCTTAATAACAACATACTTAGCTTGCTGCCCACTTTTTGCTGCGGGCATAACTTTTTCCACAGTTATTAACCAACAATCGGCATAAGCATCAGTTCGTGTCATTTCTTCCTTGGATTTTTTAGAACACAGTACATGTGTCCCATCTTCAGAAGTTTCACGAAACTGAGGTAAAACAACAATTGTGATAGTATATGGAAATCTTCTCTGTGCTGCAGAGGGTTCTGAAAAGTAATGGTAGGCATTCAAGTTTTTCTTGTTTGTTGTAGCAATTACAAGTTTAACTTTCAGTGGAGTCATTCCTTTGTTCTCTAAATGTGCCTGATTAGGCATAAAGGGAACAGAATTAATTATCTGTAAAACCTCTTCCACTGTCTGGTCTTCCATGGCTTTGGCTGGATTTTTGTAAGCAATATCATCCAGTTGCAAGCACCATTGGTGACTCTTATAGCCATCCCAAAACTCAGTATTGGGGGCTCGCGTAAAGACATATTCATCACCTTCTTTAAGTTCACATTTCCAACGGAAATATGATCGAACTATTTTGGAAAAAGTTCCCTTACCTACACTAGTAGCACCGCAGATAAGGATAGAAAATGGAACATCTCTATGAGCCTGGGTATTAATTCGGGCAATTTCATCATAATACATAGATTCAACGTTGTACACAAATGAACGTATTTGTTTTAAGCCCGGAGCTTTGGAGTTAATTGCGCCTTTTAAAATCATTTGACCATGACTTCGCGCTGTAGTAAGTCGTTCAAGAAACTCTTCAGCAGTATACCCATGAGGTTCTGGGTTTCCAATATGCTTTGCAGCATTCTGTAACCAAACAACCTCATTAAACCACTTCTCGTAGTCAGAACCAGAGTGAAAGATAGCATCTGCAGATCCTTCAGTCCACACCAGGTAACCAGTCTTTATAATACATAGTACAGTATCAATTAGATTAGTCACAAAGGTGGGACCAAGATGAAAGTTTTGCTTCAGTACATGTTTTTCCATGGGAAGGTATTTAGCTAAATCCCATTTAATGCCCGCTTTCTCGAAAAGAGAATAACTTACAGCATACATACACATACGGTGCATTTTTTCATAAAGAGGAGAACTTTGCAATTTGTTAAAACTGCCAAGCATGTCCTCAATGGTCTCAATAGCCTCTGGCAATGATTGCGGCAGGAGTTCTTCATTACTTGGTTCGCTAGATGCAAACAAAGCAGAACAGAAATCCTTTAATGCAGGAATCATTTTATTTAGAAAAAGAGGCTTATCACTACGAAATTTCGCAAAGGCGGCAATAGCCAAAATCCACCCCTTAAGGGATGAACTCGACTGTAACATGAACATGAAAAATAGCAAATCTTCAAGCAACTTATATGTATAAGTTAAATCTTCATTCATGGGCACACCTGCGACACTTTCAGTGGCTTCTGGAATCTTACCAAAACGGAACATTGAACCAATTATTCTCGTCAATAGGTTAGATTCATGAGTCCCAACTTGCAATCGTGCCCTGGAATCGCACCAAGCACGATACATCATACGGCCTTTTTTAGGACCAAAAACATTAAGTAGATAGTCGTACTTCTTTCTGTTTTCGTCAGCCATGCAATAAAGCAAGTCGTCATCAGACTCTGGTGATTTGGGGAATGGTATTCCACTCAACCCTTCAGATAACTCCTCAATCTCAGCGAGAGTATCGCTGTCAATGACTGTTTCATCATCAGTTGAATCATAGTCAGAATTGGAGTCAAAAGAACTAGGCATAATGTACTTAATTTGACAAAAAGGACATCTGCAGTTCATCCAATCTTCAACATCATCACCAGATGGAGAAGATTCATCTTCGATTCGATCAAAGGTAGACACCGTGGGATACGGCGTATCACGTCTGCCGATTGGGCGGCTGGACGGGGTTGGTATAGTGAGTGTCAATTGCTCAACACGTTCTTTTGATTCGTTAGATGAGTCCTCAATGGATTGGACGAAGTCTTTAACTTCCTGAGCCAACTTCTTTGGCTCGACATTAGCAAAAGCGGAAAAATCATCGCTGTCAGTAGTGGACGCAGAGGCGTCAAAATCAATATCAAGGTATCTCGGGGAAGTAGCATCTTGGGCTACATTCACAGAGGGTCTAATCATAATAAAAATAAAGAAAATAAGGTTGAGGCATAACTTTAACCCAGCCCCCACAGTTAAGTGTTCAAAGTCTGTAAGAGCACTTCAACATTCAGGAGTTTTCCAATCCTCCGCACATTTTTGAGCCGGTCGCTTTACTATTATTCAACCAGAAATCAAACAAGACAGGTTATCAATCTATCATAGTTATCAAAAATCGAAATAATACCGCTCTACTTGTAATGAGTGCCTAGCACACAAGTGGGCTACATATCTTTTGTTTTTTATTTTTTATTTGCTTATTGGCAATAATTCAATAGGGTCTATATACAAAATTGAATTATTACTGGTATAAATATAAACATATTAATAATATACACAAAAACATAAATTTACAGCTTGAATATAGTGAAAAATTGACAAACAAATGTAATTGATAAGAAAACAAATGCTTAGGATGGAGGCAGATAAAATAAAAATTTCATCCACCCAAAAGGGTGATACTATTTAAAGGATAGTTCCTGTAGAAATACAGCTGAGCTGCCAGATCATATAAGACTAGAGGTATAAACTAACACGGATCGTCAGATATCATATACGGACTATAAGATAAACTCAAAATAGCTCGCAATGATTCACTCAAAACGAGTCGTATAGAAATAGTCAAAAGCCTTTAGAAAAGAGAACGCGCGGGGAAATCCCG